TACTGGAAATGTTGATAAAACTGTTCTCAGAAACTATATTAATACTGGTCATATTGTTATTCATCCTGCAATCGAAGAAACTGGTCAACCTTGTCTTGGTGTACTGGAAGCTATGGCTTGCGGACTTCCTGCTATATCAACTATGCAAGACAACGTAGATATACCAGGTATGGTTCAGATTAAAAGAAATGTTGAAGATATTATAGATTCTGTAAAAATCATTTTGAATGATTATGATAATTTTTCTAAGAAGGCGAGAGAATTTGCTGAATCTAGGGATTGGAATATTATATTTGATTCTTTGGAGAAACATTATTATCGTGCTAAAGAATTGAAAAGAAAATATCCACTTGATATGAAAGAAAGGTTGATCCATAATTATGAATTCTCAGAAAAAACTGATTCTAAATTTGACACAAAATTTAATATAACATACAAACCAAACCCTCACATTAATATTACAGGAACATCAGGAAGAAAATTTGATGTGGAATTTATTGATAACAAAACAGGATATTGTCATTATAGAACAACATTGTCTGAAAATACTTGGGCAGCATCAAATATATCATATTATGTTGATTGGAAAGTAATTGTCAGAGATAATGCTACACAAGATATTCTTTTTGTTGATCGACATATGTTTATAGGAAAAAAAGTTCATATTGTTTTTGATTCTGCGGCTCTTGGTGATAATATTGCTTGGATGGGAGTTGTTGACGCATTCAATAAAAAACACAACTGCAAAGTATCTGCAAGCACATTTTTCAATGACATATTTAAAGAACAATATTCAGATATAGAATTTGTTGAACCGAACACATATTTCAGTAATTTTGATTACACATATAAATTAGGATTTTTTGAAAAATCACATTTAAGTCCAAATGATTGTAAAAATGTTTCACTGCAACAATTAGCAGCAGGTATTCTTGGGTTACATGAATTTGTAGAGACTATACCTAAGATTACCGTAAAAGAAAAAGAAACCGAAATTAAAAATCCTTATGTGGTTATTGCAACACAATCAACCGCTCAAGCCAAGTATTGGAATAATCCAGGCTCTTGGGAAAAAATTGTTGACTTTTTGAAGGAAAAGAATTATGATGTAGTGTGCGTTGACAAACATAAAATTTATGGTTCAGGTGAATATATGAATACTTCACCTGTAAATACCATACCTAGACATGAAAGGACACTAGACCAGACGATTGCCACAATTAATGAAGCAGAATTTTTTATTGGACTTGGTTCTGGTTTATCATGGTTGGCATGGGCACTAAATAAACATGTCGTTTTAATTTCTGGTTTTAGTAACCCTATGTCTGAATTTTCTACAAATTGTACCAGAATTTTTAATGACAAAGGGTGTAATAGTTGCTATAACAGACACAAGTTTGATCCAGGTGATTGGCTTTGGTGTCCTGATCAGAAAGGAACTGATAGAATGTTTGAATGTACTAAAAACATCACACCTGAAGAAGTAATTCAGGCAATCGAAAATATAATCGAAATGAGGAATAATGAATGAGGAAAAAATTGCTGAGGCACTGGTTACTCCGGAATTTGCTACTTTAGTTGCTGAGAAATTTATAGCAAATGCACCATCAGATAGTGCCGAAGATGATGGAGCATCTTTGGAGAATAAAGGTTATTATTTTTTATTCGATGATATTTACAACGGGTCAGTCTTATCTGCGATTGAATGGATATTACTGAACAATATGAAAAAATCATCAAGGCCTGAATTTTTGACCTTGTGTATTAATTCTCACGGAGGAGACATGACAGCTGGTTTTGCTTTAATCGATGTTATGAGAGGATCTTCCATACCTATTCATACTGTTGGTCTTGGTATTATTGGAAGTGCCGCACTTTCAATTTTTATGGCTGGGAAAAAAGGAAAACGATTATTAACACCGAATACAAGTATTTTATCTCATCAATATTCTTGGGGTTCTTTTGGTAAAGAGCATGAACTTTTTGCTGTTCAAAAAGAATATGATTTAACAACCGAAAGAATGTTAAATCATTACAGAAAATGTACAGGTATTGATGATGATGAAATACGTAAATTTTTATTGCCTCCGCATGATGTTTGGTTATCATCAAATGAGGCATTGAAATATGGAATATGTGATGAAGTAAAGGAGATGTCTTGATAAAAACAATTAAACCTCAGGAATTTACGGAGATTATAGAAAATTTGGTCTCCAAAACTAAAATGTCATATATTGAAGCGATATCGCATTACTGTGAGGAAAATAAAATGGAACCTGAAACTGCAGGTAAATTAGTACAAGGTATGTTGAAGCAAAAAATAAGAGAGGAAGCAATAGACTTGCATTTTCTACCAAAAACTGCTACAATACCTGGACTATGATTAAAATGGAACCATTTGATTGTTATAAAGAATATGTAGCAATCAAGACACATTTTCATGCTGAGAAGTTTGATTACTTTAAGCATAAGAAGAGAAAGGTATCATATGAAACATTTAAGAAGCGTAATGACCATTATCTCTTTATAAAATTAGCAAAAAATTTCAAGGATGATGAAATCGTTAAATTTTTTGTGGCCAACTTTATTGATGATGAGAATATGTGGATTGGGGATGCGCTTGACACCCAAGCAGAAGTATGTTATACTAATTGGAATAAGCGTATTCAAAGCATGAGTTATGTTTTTAATAATGAAATTGACAAAATCTTAGATAAAGATAATTTTGAACAGTGGTTCAAAGTTAAAAAAGGTCAACATCCTTTGCTTTTGAAACAAACGATTGCTAAATATATCAGTATAGAGACATTCTTAATACTGAATTTGGTTCTTAACTTTATTCCTGACTGGGACAATCAAATAAAAGAAAAATTTGTTTGGCCACAATTTAGAAATAAAGTTTTGAAGTATACTCCATTTTTGGAGGTGGATACGACAAAGTTTCGTAAAATTTTACGAGACAAAATACAACAACATACAACGTAATATTTCGAAATACGAAAGGAATACTATGACTTCACTATCCGATCTAAAGAAAAACCGCAACTCTTTCATGAAGCAACTTAACAAAGAGATTGAAAAGATTGATTCTCCTTCTGAATCTAAAAGTTATGTTGACGACCGCTTTTGGAAACCAGAAGTGGACAAATCTGGAAACGGTTATGCCGTAATTCGTTTTCTTCCTCCAATTCAAGGCGAAGATATTCCTTGGGCAAGAGTTTTTAATCACGGTTTTCAAGGACCAACGGGGTTGTGGTATATTGAAAATTCTTTGACTACAATCGGCAAAAAAGATCCAGTATCAGAATATAACACTCAATTATGGAATTCTGGTATTGAAGCTAATAAAGAAGTGGCGAGAAAACAAAAGCGCCGTTTGACATATATTAGTAACATCTATGTCATTTCCGATCCTAAAAATCCTCAAAACGAAGGTAAAGTTTTTCTTTACAAATTTGGTAAAAAGATTTTTGATAAAATCAATGATCTAATGAATCCTGAATTTGAAGATGAAACTCCTGTAAATCCTTTTGATTTGTGGGAAGGTGCGAATTTTAAATTAAAAATTCGTAAAGTCGAAGGTTATCAAAATTATGATAAGTCTGAATTTGATTCTCCTTCTCAATTACTTGAGACTGATGATGAACTGGAAGCGGTTTGGAATGCACAATATGCTCTTGCTGAGTTTACTGCCGATAATAATTTTAAAACTTATGATGAATTGAAAGAACGCCTTGATGCTGTTCTTGCTCTTGGAACTTCAAAAGTTGAGGATCCAGTGGTTCAGTCTGTTCAAAAACTTCCAACAGCTGATGAAGAAATTCAGCAAGAACGTAAACCTATGCCTTCTTATGCTTCTTCATTATCATCTGATGATGACGATGAAGAAGATATGTCATACTTTGCTCGTCTTGCTGAACAAGATTAAGCAGCATCCATTAAAGAAAAATGTGACGATGGCATAGGTAATATTTCAGTTACATTAAATGTTTCTTGAATACTTACTCTTTTGTTATCAACCACATTTGGCATGATAGGCGGTGGCATTATAACTTGCCCCGCCGACATTTTTAAAACTTCATTTTCAAATCTTTGATTTAATATTTCTCTAGTCACACCATATATTTGCTCTTGATTTAATATCATTTCAGGACCTTTTTCACCTACTGTTGTTAATGTTGGTTTATTGATATATGATCCTTTATAGTTTTCTTCTATTGGAGGAGGTGTTTTTTCTAACGTTCTAAATATTCTTTCTATTAGATATTTTTTACCTTCTGGTGTTGTTACGTCTATATTAGTAAATGTACTTTTACCATTTATTTCTGTAGCTAATAACCTAAATATTTTTTCTTGATCTTGGATTGATTTGTTTAAAGGCAAGAGAGCAGTGTGAACATAGTTTAGTAATTTCATCCATTCATTTTCTATATATCTTTTTTCATTTTGATTTTTATAATTTTTTCTTTCAAAAGATAAACCAGAATTATCAGCAAATGTTTTTATTAAATTATTCCGGTCTTCATCTGAATACTTTGATAAATCTATGTTGTTGATAGTTAAAAATTCTTTGAATTTTTTGGCATATGGTCCCCAGTCCATTTTTTCTCTATTTTGGAACTCTGAAACTTTTTCATTGACTTCTTCTAATTGTTCTCTGATTTTTTCAGGTATGTTAGTTGCTACTAATGCTAGACTTCTAATGGCATCATCCAATCTTCCTTCATCGATTAATTTTTTTATACCTTCTTCTGTAAGTGCTAATTTTCCGTTCATTATATCATATGCTCTTTGAAATTCTCCTTCCATAGCAAACTTTAAACTTATCTGAAATTTTTCGAATAGATCACCTAAATAATCAAATAAACCTATTTTTTCTAATTGTTCTATAATCGCTCCAACGGCAGCACCTAATACACCACCTACAACCATTCCGAGAAGAACTCCGAGTGGACCATAAACTAACCCTGCTGTACCGCCTGCTAATGCTCCTACAGCAGCAGCACCTGTTACAGGTGTTTTTAAAAGTTCTTTTGCAATAGAATTTAATATTGGTTCATTAGGATTTTGTTGTTGTCTTTCAAACACTCCAGCAACAATTTCTGAAACTTTGCCAAAAGAATATCCTAAAAATGCGCCAGCAACTAATCCTACAGGACCTGCTACTGCAGATCCTACTGCCGCCCCAACAATTGTTGATCCCCATTTAGCAATTTCTGGATTTTCATTTATTGATTGATATATGGCATCTCTCATAGGAGTATTTGAACCTGCTTTTTTATTTGCTTCTGCTCTAGTTAATAGGTCTTTATCAACTAAATCAATCATATAACCAATACCTGCTCCTATAATTGCTCCTGCAATCAAACCCACAGGGCCTCCAGATATTGCGCCCAATAATCCACCAGTTGTTGCCCCCAAAGTTATTCTTCTAATAGTCGGATTCTTTTTCATCACTTCTTCGACAGCATCTGATAGTTTTCCTGCTCCTGTGGTCATACTGTCTGACTTTATTATATCATCAACAAGTGGTCCTGCTACTAAACCCACACCCGCACCCAGTATAACACCTGCTATAGCACCTATTGGACCTCCTCCAAATGCACCTATTAATCCGCCTATTGTTGAGGATGCTAATAATGCAGCAAATTTTGAATTTTCTTTCATAAGAGTTAATACAGCATTTTTTATTGTACCAGAGTCTATTTGGCTGTCTGGTCCTGTTTTAGAAAGTATATTTTCAGTGAGTATTCCTCCAATTGCACCAATACCTGCTCCAATTATTGCACCAGTAACTCCTCCAACAGGACCTCCTATTGCGGTACCTATTATTCCGCCTACAGTACCACCTGCTAAAAGTCCAGTTAATACGGGGTTTTCTTTTAATGTTTTAAGAGCGGCTTCTTTTATTTTTTCAGAATCTGTTTTTTGATCTGATTTATTATAATTTTCTATAAAACTAGATATGATAGATCCTGCTGCAACTACTCCTGCTCCTATTATGAGGCCTGGTATACCAAATGCTTTAAATCCAACTAATGCTCCAATCGCCATTGCACCTGCATCTCCAAAAATAAAAGATTTTATTTTTTTCTTTGATGCTTCCTTATCATCTTCTGACATTGTAGAATTTTTAAAATAAGAACTAAATGCATTATATACACCTGCTAATATACCTCCAATTATAATTCCAGAAGGACCTAATACCGCAAGACCTGCTAATGCACCAATTCCCATCGATTCTAGAACAGTTTTTTGATCATGGAATATCTCATCAAAAAATACTGATATTTTATTTTCTAGACCATCTGCTTCCATTGCTGCGTTTATTGCCTTTAAAAATTCAGGTCCAATTAATGCTCCTGCAATACCTCGAACTAACACCAAACCAAAATTTTTGTCAAAACTTTTAGGTATTAAACTTTTTAATAATGCTTTACCTTGTTTTCCTAAAAATGCAGTTTCCAATAAATTTTTTAAGAAATTAGTTACACCTTTAATGCCTTTGGTTAGTGACATTGTAGGTGCTGCTGCTGTTGTTGTTGTAGGTATTGTTGTTTGCTCGGATTCTAGTTCTCTTCTTCTAATATCTTCTATTCTATATTGATCAATGAATAATTTGTATAATCTTTCATGGTTTTCATTATTTGTTTTAATCAATGTCATCAACATAGAACTTATTTCTAATAATGGTTCTAATTGTGGTGTTGAATCTATGATTTCTTGTTTAGTTTTGTCTTCAGGTATTGGTTCTCCGGTTATTGGAGTATAGTCGGAAGAGGTATATGCTTTTGCGGCCGA